GGCAAGGAAGGAGGAATAAATGTTCACCAAAGAAGAGCTAGAAAGTAAACTTAGATATGCCAAAACTCGTCTGCAAGGTGCAAGAATAATTTGGGACCGAGATGAAATTGAAAAATGGAAAAAACACGTAAAAGAACTTAAAGAGGAGATAGAGCGATGTACACCAAAGAAGCGCAAGAGACAGACTTAAAAGAAAGACTTAAGCAGATAGAAAGTGAAAAAGAAATGTACCAAGAGGACATAAAGTTAGCTGAGGGATTTCTATTCGATTTGGGATTCGAGGAAAGAGAGATAAAACGCAAATTGGAGGGACTTAAATGCAATTCACCAAAGAAGCTATAGCACTAACGCCGAAGACAATTGAGGCTATCAAGAAAATTAGCAAGGGGAAGTGGGAATGGAAGCCGGAAGTGGGGGAGTGGTGTATTGTCAAAGATAAACAGGTAGGAAGAAAAGGGTGGAATGATAGAATTGGCTTAATAACTGAGGTTTTCCCCTCTATTGGCACAATAAAATTAGAAACTGGTTTGACATATATCACTGATATATCCATCCCCCTCCTCCATTGGGAGAGGATTGAGAAGATATTGGAGGGGATGGGGTATAGATTAACAGTAGGAGTGGACCCCGGGGTTAAGCCATTCAAAACAGGATTCGAGTGTTGGATTGGTAGTCAAAGAGAAGTAACACAAAAGTATGAACAATTTGTTTATCTTAAGGGGATAAAAACCCGCCAAGAAGCCGTCCAGCGGGCGGTGATTGAGTTGGGGAAGGAGGCAAGCAATGAAAAAGATTAGTTTACTCGATTATCTCATCCGTTTTCTATGTCAATATCTAGGAAAAAAACGGCATTTCAGACGAACTTTCTCATCGCTAACAAAGAGACCCAAAATATGAACTGTACTGGTTGCGGGAAAGAAGGCAAAAGCCTTAGTTTTACCTATATTACAGACCCAGACCTATATTGCGGGAAATGTATGCCAGAGATAAACAAGAAGTATTGCGTGAAGTATGGCAAGAAAGACGGCTGCTGCGAGAGTCTGCTAAATAAGGGTATTTGCCCGGGGCATCTGAAATATCTGAAAAATAAAGAGGAAAAAACTTGATAATTCTTGACCTCTGTGGAGCAACGGGCTCGTGGAGTAAGGATTATAGAGATAATGGATATGATGTAAGAATCATCACTTTACCCGATTATGATGTCAGGTTCTATTTTCCACCAAATAATGTTTACGGAATACTAGCTGCCCCACCCTGCACTCGTTTGGCTGGAAGTGGTGCTCGGTGGTGGAAACAAGCAGGTGAATCTGCTTTTTTTGAAGCCATCGCCATTGTAGATGCTTGTATGAGAATAATTTTAATAGCAAATCCACATTTCTGGTGTTTAGAAAATCCAGTTGGAAGATTAGTTCACTACCTAGGCAAACCAAAAATGTATTTCAACCCTTGCGATTATGGCGACCCTTGGACAAAGAAAACCTGTTTGTGGGGTAATTTTAATATTCCCAAAAAGAATCCAGTAGTCCCAACACGAGGAAGTAAAATACATTTAATGCCACCATCCCCTGATAGAGCAAAATTAAGAAGTATAACACCTCCGGGATTCGCAAAAGCATTCTTTGAAGCTAATAAATAGGTATTGAAAGGAGCTAGCATGGAAGGATTCATCGCGAAACATCCATCCGGTAAAGAGGAGTGGTTGGTAAAACGAAATGGCCGTACATTTTTCAAGAGCATTATCAAAATCACGCCTCTGGTCGAAATTATTCGTCGCACGAGTATAACCTACCGTACAGATGGTAAATCTTTACCTGCTTTTCACGCCGAGAAGCAAAAGGCAAAGAAGAAAGGTTTTAAGATTACCAACATCGATTCGACTACTAAGCCACCCAAGCGTCCACGGGTCAAAGGTTTGATTAAAAGACGTGCTAGGACAGTCAGAGTCCTGGGTCATCCCGTTCTGCTGGACGAGCCCTGATGAGAAAGGCTAAGGTTCAGTGACTAACCCCGAGAAACTGGGCAGAGGCATGAAATTCACTTTGGATAAGAAAATCTGGCAAGCCTCGCCTTGGAAACTCAAAATCTGGATTTACCTCTGTGAGCAGGCAAATTACACCGATAGTGTTTACCAGGGCATCGAAATAAAAAGAGGTCAGATGTTCCGAAGTTATCGTCAAATCGCAAAAGACCTAAGTTATAAAATAGGCTATAGGACTGAAAAACCTTCAGCTCCCACTATCGAAAGGATTGTGAAAGAACTGATAGAGGAAGGACGAATAATACTGCGAACGTTACACCACGGAACTCTCTTTACCATCTGTAATTATGAGACTTTGCGAGCGTTTCCAGAAGCACGAACGTTACAGCGAAGCGAACAGTCAGAAGTGCCTGCTCCCCTCTCGATTGATGATGAAACATCTAACCAAATTGATAAGCTTATTAAACTGTATCAAGCGAAATTCCCCGGGCACGTCAAACGGATTGGTAGGAAAACCGTATTCAAAATGAGAGATATCATTGAAGGAGCTCATCTTGACGGTATTCCACTCCAAGCCATAAAAGAAAGAATAGACAAAGCAAAAGATGGTACCCCCTGGAAGATACTCAGTGAGGAGTGGATCGCCAAAATGAAAAAGGAGGAAGTAAGTTATGAAAAACTCATTGAACTCTACGGTGGGAAAGACAACTAATCCCTTTAAGGATATTTGGAATAAGTATATTCAAGGGACTATCACGCTCCAAGAGCTTCAACAAGAAACTAGGCGCTGGATGTTAAGTAGGATTTCCTCTTATGCGTACCAAGAAATGCCTCCGCTTCCCTCCTTTCCAAAAAGAAGCAAAAAAAATATGGAGGGTTGGGCCCTAGCGTGCCGTCAAAGAAGCCTTGAAAATTCAGTAAACAGGCGTTGCCTCTCTGTCCTGCTGAGAGACTTAGAAAGCAGTGGCTTGGATGCTGAACCAAGGAAAAAAGAACAAATCCAGATACTTCTGGCAGAGTTTCCTCATCATCCGTTAAGGAGGTAATCATGAGGGAGAAATGTCCAAAGTTTATTTCCTGTGATGCTCCCCTTTGCCCACTCGATAATGATATTGAAGAAAGAGTTTACCTCGAGGGAGAACCAACGTGCAAAATGAAGCCCGAAGATTTACTTGCAATAATGGGCAATGGATTCAGAAATGACTATAAAAAATTTAATAAGATTTGCCTTCGACGTGGAGTAAGATTTATCGTCTGGAGAAAAGTCAAAAATAAGGTTCGCTTGCATGGCTTATCTTGAGAGGCGTTTTTACAGCAAAAAACTGAGACGACTAATTCCCCTAAGGAGAAAAACAAATGCATATAAAAAATTGGTTTAGAGGATTATTTAAGCGGAGTGTGACGGAAGATAGAATGAAAGAAATGGAACTAGAAGCAATTAGAGCAAAGGATGAGATAAGGTTAATAGCAAATGAAGTTTTTAAGGAACTCCAACTCAAGACTAGAAAGGGAAGCATTCAGAGTATCAGGAATTATTTGGATGAGATTAGGAAAGATATTCGCATTCTGAAAAATACTACAAATCGTATCTATGTTGAATGGAACAATTTTACCGAACAGATGAAAGGTTTAGAGGAGGATAAATAAATGGAACTAATCCTAGCAACTATGTTTATGATTATGCTTGGATGGATGGTATTAGTGGAAGGGAGGAGGTGATAAAGTATGGAAGCTAGTCAAATGGTAATTGTTAAACGGATAGAGGAAGTTGTGGACACAGCGTATAAAGAGATGATAGGGTTACAAGCCGATCTGGTAGATATAAATACGAAATTACTACCAGTTCAGCCCGTTGCCAAAGAAGCACAACCTGGAGAAGACAAAAGTGCACCCTCTGGTTGGTTTGAAGAGATGTTACAGAAATTAACCTATCTAAGGGGAAAAATACAGGTAACTAGATTAGAGGAATCCCAGAGATTAAAAAGAGCAGTAGCAGCGGGGGAAGTCAAAAGAGTAGAATAATTGAAGAGAAAAGAATAGCAGCCCTGCCAGTTTTATCTGGTGGGGCTGCTAGAAAGGAGATAGCTATTGAAAAGCACTCGCCAAAAGGGTAATCAATTCCAAGACTTCTGCGCTGCCTGGCTAGAAGAGCAAGGCTACGATGTGCGTAACCAGAAGACTGTAGCCCATCGTCTCAAAGGGGGTTATTGGGTCTCGCTGGCAGCGGATATATTTGGGTGTGATATTATAGCAATAAAGTCTGCCGAGAAGCCATTGTTTATCCAAGCTACTTTACATAGTGCTGTGCAAAAAAGGCTGGATGAGCTGAAGAAATATAGCTGGCCTCTTGAATATGTAAAAGTCCAGGTCTGGCAAAAAAAGGATAAAGTAGTTAATCTGAAAAGATTTGATGGAGAGAACTTGATAGATTACGGCAAGATAATAAGGAGAAAACTATACATAGAGAAATGATCTGTCATAATTGCCTAAAGGAGATTGACCCCCAGACAGAAGGCTACCGTCGCATAGGAGCACCCGCGGCACATGGGGGACGTAACTCCAAAACTTTGTTCATTCACTGGCCCAGGTGTCCTGAAGGAGCCAATCCTTTAGCTCATTTCCAAAAGCTAAGTAGAGAGAGTTAGTGGATTGAGTCATTACATCCCTGTTATTTTTGATAATAATGCTTTTACAATTTGCTCTACTACTTTAGTTTTTGCAAGAATATCATTAAGCTCATCCCTTAGTAAATCGAGTTCAGCTTGACCGCTCTTATTTAGCGTCTTCATTATTGTTGACTCTCAGGGATTTCTTTACTTGGTTCTTGTCTAGGTGGTATAATTAACGTTCCTTTCTTTACAGAAATTACGCCGTCCTTTGGCATAACAATACCTCTATTAAACATCTGCTGGTATTGCACTACTGCCATATAGTATCGTTTGGCTACATCATTGAGTTCTTCATAAGCTTTTTTAAGGTTTTCTACTTTCTCTTTTTGAAAGTTTATCTCCACACCTCTCCACTTATACGCCTCCTTATAATCCGCAGTTTTATATACAAAAAAGCATAGCACAGCTACCAAGAAGCCAATGACAATATAGAAACCTAGTCTTGATGGAGCTTTGTCGTTTAGCATTCTTTAGTCCTAACCTTTCTTTCCCTGAAGAAATATAGCTTTCCGTGCTGAGCAGATAGCTCTAGTTTGGCTACCCAAGCGGGAGGATTGTCGATAATTGACTCGTCAATGTAGTAAAGAGCCTGACCAGTATTGTCTTTTACCTCTCCCCGCAAGACAAGACGAGCAGCTATGTAGCATTCCAGCCAAACATCAACGCTCTCGTGCTTCAGCGGGTCATGTATCTTTGAGCGGTTTGGGTCTCTGTGATTCCAGCAACTAAACTGCTGAGGCTTTTGCACAATGGTTTTTATGCTGCGGCCAAAGTATCTTCGTTTAACTTTCTTCCGATTAACAATTACGTGAACCACGCCAAGTTTAGCATTCCAGCACTCTCCCCTAGCCTCTCCGAATACGGTCTGTGCGGCATAAATTACATCTGGGTCATCTTTGCCAGCAGGCAAAGGAAGCACCGCAAGCATAACCAAACCTCCCAGTATCGTTATGAGAATACTGATTCTAATTTTTAGTAGCATTGATGTAAGGAAATCTTACACTTTTTTTGCTTTCTCTATAGCTCTTTCCTCGAACCAGAATACAAACACCATAGTGATAATAGGTGCTGCTGCTTCCCAGGGAACAAAGCCCTTGACTAAACCATAGCCAAAGATAGCTAACATTCCCCAAGTAACCGTTGGTCTGACCAAACTTCTAAGCCACTCCATGTTAACCTCCTATTTAATAACTTTGTCCAGCAAGAAAGCTAAGCCTGCTTCTTTAGCTTCTTTCCAAACCTTTCTCTCATCAACTTTCTTGCCTGTTTGTTTAGCGTATATAACAGCCCTAACCAGCTCAGACATCTCAGTGTCAAAGTCCTTAATGTTCAGGTGCTTTCGGATTAGCTTCTTCAGGTGGTGTCCAGCCAGGAGTCCTAGTAGTATATAGACAATGGGCACAGCCATTATCCCGTCCAGATTTTGATAATAATTCCAATGACTTGCCAGAAGGTTAAACTGCCTTCCCAGTATTCCTTTGCAGACTTTATCGTCTCGACAACTTTTGCAGGCTCGTTGACCTTATCAAAATCGAACATTACCCCAACTGAATCTTCATCCAGTTGCACAACCTCTTTGATACGCACTTTTAATTTAGCCATTCTTTAGGCCTCCTTCTTATATTTTAATGCTTCCTTCCATTCATCCTGAGCAGCACAAACACCAGTGCCGTTATCGTCTTTCCAGGGATAGACGATGATACCAAATCCCCTATCAACCCAATACTTAACCTGATAGATAGCACTGGGCTTTGTGAATCCTTGAGTATCCCACATAGCCTGAACGATTACAATGATGGGAATTCTTATATTCTGTTTCCAGTCGTTATAAAATCTCTCCATGTACTGGAGCGGAGTCTGCCCCCACTTTGTGTTGTAGGGATAGGTAGAACATATCACCACATCCCACTGATTCACAACCGCCAGCCACTCCTTCTTGAGTGCTTCCTTTTCTTCTGGAGATCCGACTGGGAAGCCACAGCCTATATCACAGCACATTACACTACCCACAGGCTTGCTGGTCTTTCCCTTCATTTCCTCAAAACGCTTTAGCTCCTCTTGGGGATCGTGCTTCCGACAATCAGACTCATCACACATACTATACGCCTCAACATCATCTTCATTTGCCCAAGGAGTTCTGGTGTTAGGAATCCATTTTCTATCCCAACCACTCACCTTACTAGCATAGGGAATTATCAAATTGAATCCTAATTCTCGTGCTTTGGCTGCTGAGGGCTTGGGATTGAGTGTAAGAAGTCCTCTCACATCAGCATAGGGATTCTCTGGATTGTTTCCATAAACCGAAGCCACTGCATTAACAAACTCTGGCTTATCTTTAGGTAAACAATAAATGACAGTCCCGTGCGTTTCAGTAGCATTCAAACTAATCTCAAGGCATTTCTTCACATATTCGGGCTTTGGCTCATCAGGACACTGTGAATGTCTCATCGCAAAAGGCATTATAATCAGAGGCATTTTGTATTGAGCATTCTGATTATCTAACCAACTGCGATATTCCTTGATTTGTGGTAGAAGCTTAGATGTATCCCAATGGTTCTTGTGGGGAAATAGATAGGGAAAGACCACACCATCGATAGCCCTTTCCTTCACGTGAGGTGCAATATTACCATAGTAGCCATAGTACGAAACAGCCAGAAGCGCTAGGTGGGGTGTTATTCTCCGAGCTGCATTCATCATCTGTTTGCAGTAACTAGGAGTAAACTTAGAAACATTACCATTGAAATCATCGATGCAGATCCCCCGAATAACTGGATAGTTCTCAGCTAACTTAGCGCACTCCACAGCCCACTTTACATAGTCATACTTAAACGGTTCTGGTGCTGGCGGTTCCGAAGGTGGCACTAAGTAAAGCCACAACTGAATTCCAGCTTTTTGAAACTCTGGAGCCATTAGTTGAAAATCCTGCCAGGGATTCCCGTCTTTCCAGATTTGGTGCATATAGTCCTGTGCGTGCATTTTTTTGAGTGCGGCTACAAGTCGGGGAATGTCTGTTCCTCCACTACCTGTACGCACTCCGAGGTGATAGTAGTCACCCCGCAGGGATTTAACCACAGGAAATTCTGGCTCAGGCTCTGGTTCTGGCTGAGGCTCCTCCTCTGGATAGAAAATTTCACGAGGCTTCTTTCCCTCAATGATAGTCGTGATGATTTTTTTAACTTTCGTCGGCCCCACGGGATAGTCGTCTCTTAGCTCCTCGAAGGGAATAGGCTCTACGTCCTCAATCTTATAGCCGAGATAGAGAAATGTCTCCCACGTTTCTATCCAGCACTTGTGACCATCATCGGCTATCTCGAAAATCTCGTCATATCCCTCAGCCTTTAGTAACTTTCTCATTTCTCTCTCCTTAATCTCTCTAAAGCCAGGATTGCATCATTATCTAAAAAATCTCGCAGGTAAAACTCGCACGGAAGTACCCCTTTTTTGGACTTTGATTTACTCACTCGATATTTACTATTATTATACAATGAACTTTGCAAGATGCAACTCCTATGGAAGTATTTTTAGCAAAGCTAGTATTAGAGCTATACTCAAAGTGCCCAGGATTGTGAGAATAATGGCAAAACCTTTCCACATACGAGCATCAATCCTGTCGAGCCTGGTTGTAATATGATTTTTTACGGATTCCTTTACCCAATGAATTTCCGCCCACAGTAGATTATGCTCTGGATCTTTGAACTTGTTCATTTTAGTTGCCTCTTGACAAAACTATTTTTTCTGATATAGTCCCCCACCGAGGAGGTGAGAGAGATGAAGAAAAACCTTTACATTGAGATAATGCTGACTGTAATTGCTATTGCTCTAATCGCTCTAATATTTGAACCAACATTTATAAGACCAAGATTGCAGATGATGAAGTGGTATCGAGAACAAGAATATATTCTACGTTTCATAAAAAATTTCAATAGACTACCGAAATCGACCCCTGATTACACATTAAAGTAACCCACCCTTCACTCTTCTCATTCTATCTTTCATCCCTTGGACACTTTTATATCGACCACTTTTCTGCATAAGTTTAATAGCCTGTATGGTTTTTCCATCCAGTATTAGTTCGTCAATCTCTTTGTCAATATCTTTCCATTTTCCTGCTGTCTCTTCACGAAAATCAATAATCTTACGGGCATATTTACTGGATTTGGCTAGTTCCTCTTCACTAAGTTTAGCACCATAATTTTGTTTAGAATAAAGACGCAAAAATTCATTTTTTTCTTGCCGATTGAGTTTCTTCAAAAAGTCAGCTCTCTCATCTCTTGATAATGATCTATATCTTATGGTGATTTCAGGAGTTATTCCGTGTCTTGCCCAAGTTCCAGTGAGAGGTACAATTTTCTCCCATCCCCTAGCGGCTGGTTGCGTAACTCCATAAGCAGTTCCATAAGGAGTTGTTCCTCTAAAGAAGTATTGTAACCTATCTTTTATAGCATCAATTCCTTCTCTCTCAGTAATAGGTCGCTTGAAAAATAGGCTATAGTTTATAACTTGCTCTGCGGTTCCTTTCATTAAAGGTTCCATTTTATTTTTTACAGTCTGCATCGGATCAGTTCCATATCCAATGTAATCTCCTATATAGCGGAAAAAGGGAGGCTTGATATAGATTTTTCTACCTCTTTTATCTCTAAGTCCTGTGTCTATATCAAATTCGTGTCCCTTTTCTGCTTCCCAAGGAAGCCATACAGTTGGTTTTTCCTCTTGTGTAGATTTAATAACACTATTGATTCCAGTCGTCATCAAAATAAGTGCCAATATTCCCTTGATTAAATGTTTCTGGTAATGGGGAGCCAATTTATTTGCTTCTTCTGCTGATAAACCCTTATGTCTTAAAAATCCCGGGATTATTTTTGAGGTTCCTGTCTGGCCTAATGCCCCCGTAAGAAGCCGCAAATTACTCACGGTCCAGTTTCTAGCAAATAGGAATAATCTAAGTAGGTTTGCTTCATTCTTGGTGAAGATAATAGAGGGAAGCGTTCCCAGTAAATCATTTGTATAATGGGCTGCCATTGATTTTATCTGGTCAATATCCATATCTGGGTTCTTCTTTGTTAGCTTGGCTATGTTTAAGAGATAAACATATCTTTGAGAGCCAAGAACTATATTTCCCCAAAGCACTTTATCATTAAAATCACGTAATTTGATAAGTGGTTGTAAGATTTTTGAAACCTCAGTATTCTCCAGAGTTTTCATTTTCTCGTATAATTCACTTCTAGCTGCCCAAACTACATCTGAAGCTAATCCATGTTGCACTGCATCCAAATCCAGTTCGTCTACATCTTTAAAATCAAGCTCTTTCATTAGCTTATCGGGAACTTTCCCTCGGAATGTTGCTTTGAAAGCCGTGATAAAATTAAAGTTAGCCTCGTCTAAAGTATCAGAAAAGACATTCCATCCGTGTATCATCGGGTTATACATTATTAGTCTTTTTACTACGCCTTGAGCTGTAGTTAGAGTTCGTCCAGCCCAACTCTTATAGCGCACAAAGGGATTTACCATATCATTTATTATTTTGGCTACTTGAGGATCTGCTTTGCAGGGAATTTTAACTAGATAAGTTTCTTTGCCTTCTACAGTCTCCTTTTCCCCTGCCCACATATATCTATTAAACGCTGGTTCAGTAACCATTACGTAATTGGGAGGAGCCTTATCCGTTCGCATTATCAAGGGTAGGCCATCCTTATTTTTCATCTCTTTGAGGAAATCCACAAATTGCTTATTGGCAAGAGTTCGATAAAGACTATTGGTATAAATTTGTATTACAGTATCTAGGTCATAAATAGGATGGAGTCCCAGTTTTTCTGCTTCATCAGTGTTGGGAATTTTCCTCTGGCGGGCAAATCTGAATTTTGTGCCTAATCTCATTCCCCCAGCGGGATAGAGTTTTTTGTATACTTCCTCAGGCTTATCTTTGTAAAGCTGAGTTATATAGTTTTCTATATAGGCTTCCAATACATCATTTTCTTTTGCTAGGGCGTGCAGTTTATCAAAACTCTCCCCTATTTTATCAGCTATTTCTTTTTCTTCTGGACTAACTTGATTAGCATATTCATCTGGCATTTGTCTATACTTAAAGATGAGTTTCATTTGAGAACGAGGAATATTTCTGGTCTCCATATCTTTTAGAATTGCATCTCCCATCCTCTTTCCGTATAGGGTTGCCTCGTTGGTCTGAGCATACCAGCTATTTACGGCTTTCTCTACAGCCAGAGTTGGCTCTCCACTAGGTTTTACCATATCTTTTAACCAAACTTGAGTTGATTTAGGAAGAGGCATACCAGAATAAAATTCAGTCATACTAGGTGGCACCTCACCATATACAGGATGCTTATAACCACGCTCAACTCTATCCTTGGCAATGTCTTGCATTCGTTCCCAAGTTATTCCTTTCTTTGTCTCAAACGCTTCCAGAGCCTTTTTTTTGCTTATTTTGTAATTACTCATCCAGTCAGGATAAGTCGATGGTTCTGCCATATAAACTCCAGTCTCAGTTCTTATTCTTCTACCAGCCTCAGCTTCTTTTGCTTCGTTTAACATAGCTTGAAGTTCAGATGTAATAGTCTCAGCCTTCGGTGCTACTTCTTTAATGTCCAATTTTTCAATTTTATTTTCTACTATTTTTCCCGCTTTTCTTTCAAGCTCCAAGACTCTTTGATAATTAGGAGCGATTGGCTTTCCCTTTGGTGCTTTACCTTCCTTTGTTAAGCCTTGAGCTAAATATATTTCTTGTGACAGCCTAACCAATTCAGCATCATCATTTAGACCCTTAATGTCTTGACCCTGTTTCCATTTCTCAATTTGATCAGTCATTTCTGCATAATATCGAACTAATTCATCGGATCGATTAGCCTCGTTTGCAGCCTCAACATATATTTTGGGGTCTAATTTAAATTCATATTCACCAATGAATGCAGTTGCTTCTTCTTCTGGTATCTCAGCCTTCGGTGCTACTTTAGGAGGAGGAAATTCCTCCTCCAATACACCCGTTACTCTCTCGTCCAGCGTTCTTCTCATCTCATTAAACCCCAGTTTCTCTTCAGCCGTCAGGGGTGCTAAATCTTCAGTTCGTGCTATATTCCTATCTACAAAATCATTTATCACTTGACCAACGATTAGCTCATTTGTCCCTTCTTTCATAAGGTGCATTGAACCAGCCAGAGCCTCGGCTCCAACTTTATCTAATCCAGTTTGAACGAGTTTATTCGTTAAATCTATAGTGGCTGGAGTGATAATCTTTTCAGCAACGGCAGGTAAGCTCGGTATAACTTTAGGAGCAGCTAATTTTAAGTTGCCAATTTGACTAGATAGTTTGTTAATAACCTGGAATGCTTCCCCTGTCCTTAATCCACCTAGCTTTTCTGATATAGGCTGAAGCTTATACTTTAAGGCCATTTCAACATAAATCTTAGCATCTTCAGCAGTTTTAATAACATCGGGAAATTTCTCTTTTAGCACAGGCAAATTAGTTTTAGCAAACTTGGAGGCATTTTTGCTTATTATGCCTTCGTAAGCCACTGGTATGGCTTTAAGACCTCCATAAGTGCCGAGAAATATACCCAATCCAATCCAGTTGGGCCAATCTGACTCCCACTCAAATTTAAGTCGCTCAACAATTTTTGTTCCTAGAGGAGTTTCTACCCGTTTGCCGGGAACCATCTTGCCGAGTTCAGGAGCATAGACTTCTTTATATTCCTTTGGTGGACCGAACGCAATTTTAATTTTTGGAAGAAGAGGAGACAAGGGCCATTCTGTGGGAATTTTAAGCTCAGGAATTTTTATAGACTCAGGTTGTTTTACTGTTGGAATAAGCGGTCCAGCTATAGTTTTACCAAGCCATTCCACTCCTCCCACAGCCCGTTGCCACCAAGACTTAGGCTTTGGCTCAGTTATAGCTCCATATTTTTCAGCCTTTAATTCTAAGGCTTCTTCTTTTTTCTGGAGCCAACTTTGCGTATATCGCCTCTCCTCAGGTGGTAGCTCATCTTGTGCTTCATTCCACCATCTCTCCAATATTTCCTTATCTATGTCTATTAAGGGAGACAATTATTCCTCCCATGCAAGTTTAGCCCATGGGGGCGTTCCTGCCGCTCCTGCAAATATATCCTCAAACCAATTCCAGAGAATATAAGCTGCCGACTTGTCATCTGGTCGAAGACTATTAACCATATTTACGAAAATTGACATCCGACCCATAAATGGTATTCTCTTTATATTCTCAGGGCTGAAGGTAGATAAATCATCCTCTTTTATTCCTAACTGACTCTTTAGGTCTTCGTCTGCCATTAAACTTCCGTAGTTCATTGCTAGGTCAGCTTCCGTATCTCCTGGGAAACTTGTAAATACACTTGCTCCCTCAGTAAGATAAGCGACCAATGCCTGCTCGTTTTCGTTAATTTGGCTTAAATCGCTTCCTTTCATTGATAGCCACCTAGCAAATTTCTGCGAGGGTTCTGGAACTACTTCACCCCTTACTGTGGCTTTGGCTGCTTCAGTTGCCGTAGGTGGCATTCCACCAAAGATACCTCCTGCAAGTGTTGCCCATTCTTTTTGTTGCTCTTCAGTAAGACCTGAAGGTCGAAATCCTTCCGCTGGATATTTCTGTAACATCATTCCAGGTCTCATAGCTTCAACCCATCGCCGTTCCATTTCGGATTCAGGCTCTATTCCAGCCCTCATTCCAGGTAGTCTGCTGAGCAATTGCTGAGTTTCTCCCCTATAAGTTGCTGCCCTTTGAGTTGGAGGAAGCGTTTCGGGTCTCACCTCTGGCGTTTGTCCCAACAGGGTCTTTAAATAAGCTTTACCTTTTGGATGTTTCTGCCAGTATGGATCTCGTTCAATGAGGTCGTTCAGAATATCGGGTTGATCCTTAAAAGTCGCTAGATCACTCGCCTTACTCTCTGCTTTTGCCGCACTGCCTTCGTAAGTGGCTGCTACCCTGTAATATTCTGGTGAATGTTGACCAGCCTTAGCAGCTGTCCCCAATAGACCCCCTAATTGCTGCCAAGGGCCTCCTGATGGTTTAGTTAAATCTGGAAGCCCTCCTCCTCCTCCTCCTCCTTGTAACATTCTGCCAATTAAATCAGCCATTTTTATTTCCTCCTATTTTTAGTTTTTTTACAGAATCCAAGCCAATAATCCCCACCCAAGAACATTATATATGGTATTCATAAGACTTTGTCTCTCCTGGGAATTATAGCCCATTTTCTGCAATTCTATCTGAAGTTCTGCCTGAAACTCAATCTGCCATTTTTGGAACTCCATTTGTCTAACCGTATCCATCTCTCTCCAGGCTGCTTCAAAAGCCTGCACATCGGCTCCGTATTCATCACCTGTTGCTCGGAAAAGAGAGTCATACACCTTTGTATATTCACTTACGCCTGCTGAGTAAGCCTTTTCCTGTATAGCTTGACCAAATGTAGTAGCCCCTACGTTTGAAGCAAAAACTTTAGTATATTCGCCAAGTGCTGCATCCCAGGCTCTAGCATCGGCTTCGTATTCGCCAATACCCGCGGCTATCTCATACTGATATACCTTGGTATATTCACCCATAGCAGCCTGCCAGGCGTCCCTTTGAGCTTCGTATCCCATTCCTGCGTGTTCCATAGCCAGATTCAGGGCAGTTACTATTCCTTCTTGAGTTCTAATTACTGATTCCTTCTCTAACTGAGCCCGATAAGTTCCTCTAGCTGCGCCTGCTCTCTCTACGGCTCCCCTTTCCGCTTCCCTCTCCATACCACTCCTTAAAAGGTCTTTTCCTGCCCAGTATTCCCTTAGCTCTGGCATATATTTTTCCATGGCCAGTCTTTCTTCTTCAGTGTAAGCCGTCATCAGCTCTTCAACTGGAAGGCCCAAACCTTCTCCTCTAAGCATTCTACCTATGACATCTTCAGCCTGACCATATAAAGCACCCAACTCTGGAAAAGCCTCGGGAAAAGCAGTATATCTTGGAAGTTGAAGCGTCGGATAAGGCGCTTCAAAAGGTTCATAAGTAGGCATTTCAGTATAAGGATACAAACCACCGTAAGTCTCATAACGAGGTAGTTCTAACTCAGGATAAGGTTGTTCCACTCCTCCTTCTTCCTCTCCATCTCCTGCTCCTTCTTCACCTTCCCCTTCCGCTCCTGTTACTGGGCCTTCTGAGAACCAGAAAGGGTTCAGGCTACGGTCCATAGGCTGTATATAGTAATCCCTTATACCATTAACATATCTATGCCCTACAATTACAGAACCTGGATAAGAGGGATGTGCCTGACCAAATTCATATCCATATACGTCTCCCCCCCCACTTGAGGAAGATTGCCAAATTGCCTCTCTCTCCGCACGTTCCTCAGCAGTAAGAGAACCAGCTAAAAATTCTTGAAGTGTCACTTTTCTTCACCTCCTAATCTACAATATCTACTTTAGGTTTTTTCTTGGTAATGGTTTCTTCTACATCTTCGTAACTGATGCTAAATTTAAGACTTGTCCCAAGAATAATAGCAATTAGAGTGTATTTATCCAAGTTTTTTTCTATTGCCACTTTTGCCGCAGCTTTACTTGAGAACTCAAATACCTTTGCATTGTTAGTCTTTCTATTCGTAGCGACCACATAAACCATCTTATTTTCCTTTTGATTCTTTTAGTAATCGCATAGCATCAATCAAAAAATATGGTAGTTTCACTAGAGCGCACTCCCCAAAATCCCTTCTAATTCCTTTCTCATCGTTATAGCCTGTAACAGCAAAAAGGCTACATTCCTCACCTAAACATCTCTTAAACTTCTGAAACGGGCATTTGCGGTTGCTGATGAAGAATAAGCTACCATCTTCTCTCCTCGTTTCATCGTAGTGTTTCATTTTCCTAATCCTTCATAATAAAAGCGAGCTTAAAGTAAGGTGGCAAGGACGAACCTGCATTAGTAACCGGATTAGCTACTCCAGTAGATTCTATACAACCAGTTTTATAGCCGTGGTCAGTCCATACTTCGGCTCCAGCCCCTACTAAAGCAAGGATACCCGCAGCGCATCTTATCCGATGAGTATGAGCTGGCACCTGAGAATAAGTATGAGTGTGGGTAGTCGCTCCCCCCGTATCGCCTGGATCAACGCCATCACTCCATCCATAAATGAACCTATCTCTCAAATCAGGCGTTTCACCCTCTCCATCACACAAAGACCAACCGTCAGGAATAGTTGCCAATGTCCCCGACCACATTACAATCACGCCACTGGGAACAATAGAAGGCATCTGTGCCACAGGAACTTTCGCATCTGCATCTAGCTTGACAAGACCATTAGCGGCGTTGGCTAATGCCGCCTTGAGGTTCTGCCAATCGAGCTTTCCATTAACCTCGTTGTATAAAGCAATCTCATTTGCATTTGCGTGTGCGGGCTGTGCTGTCGTCCCTTCTGGATAAGTATGAGGTCTTACAACTGTAGCCATTTTATCTCGCTCCCTCCTGGGGGAATAATCCCAGGTCTAAGGAATATATTTCAATCTCGGAGGTATCTCCGATCTCTCTTACTTGAATCTGCATATTTTTACCTTTAAGTCTTTTTGGCAAAGAAAACTTTTTATAGGCAGGAGTTGGAGTAGTCCAAAACAATGTATCAGCATTCCAGATAACATAGCTCTTACCCTCGCCAGTCGTCCCCTCGTAATTCGTAGTCAACACTAAGGTCTCAGCCTCAGCGTCAACGCTATCTATAATGTAGGAGTCTTCGTCTCCATCAATTTGAAAATCATCCCCTGCGGCAACGTGACTCCAATCTAAATCATCTCCCGCTCCAGTAACATTTGCGTTGCCATTGGTGACAGTAACAGTGCCCGCTGATACTGCCCAGTTATGCTCACCCCAATACGTGAGACCAGTTCCTACTGGAATAGACTTTAGCCAAGAAGCTAATCCTCTTTCAATGACAAATGTAAATTCAGGAGAAGCGTTACTGCGATAAAAATTTGCCCCCGCATATCTGAAAACCTTAGTTGTGCGAGGAGTGTCTAAATCAAAAAATTTAGTGGCAACTCTCATCTCAATTTCTGAGGAGTCATCGGACAGTCCCCTATCAATTATATATACCTGACCATCTGAGCCTGCCGCATAGACTACTCCATCAGGGGTTCTGTCAAAAGCATTCATCCCGTAGGTAAAGAGCGACCAACAGCCAAAGTCTAAATCATAGACGAGGCTCTCAACTGGCACTGCACTTGTCCCTTTGGGATAAGCTACTCTATAACGCTTCCCATCCCAGAAAGCAGCGCATTTATCCTTATACGCATCGGGAATCTTTCCCAAAAAATAATCTACCTTTACACTTCGCTTGACTGCATTACCGCTATCAGTGAATTGGACTCCATCGTTGGATAAGAACATCAAACCTCCAGGAACGTGGATAATGGTGTTTGCCGCCAAGCACCCAATTCTTGGATGAGCACTGACAAGGTTGCTTGCTAGAGTCAATTGTGCCTTCGACGCTCCTGCAAGTCGGTGCATTGAGGATTTCTTAAAGAGCATAAGATAACCAAACAATGAAGCCGCACCCGTCAAATCCTCTCCGTCATCGGTGTAAACAATAAAGAAGGCATCGGCGTCGATTGTCTCGGGAATCCCAGCCTGAGAGAAATAAACATAATTGGGGTTGTCGATGGTAGCTATGTAAAATAACTTATCCCTATGAACTACAAGCCACTTTGCTTTAGGTAAAGAATCAGAAAGCTCAGTTGTTGCACTCCATACCTCGTCTGCTTGGAGTGCGGTATGAGCATAAGTCAGATCCAGAGTCATAGTCAAAGAAACACCATCATCAATGTCGTCTATAATCTTAGTCTCTTCCCTATCTCCACCCTCATTGATAACCACGGTTTTACCAATCTCGAAGTCTGTAGTGGAGGCAACCTTGAGAATTGGTTGTCCATTAGCAGAATCTTCATCCACCGTAGTGGTAGCTCTCACGCCATCCCATTTCCAAGGCGTATTATAGCCATTGGACATATAGACAACGCCATCATAGACGACATAGCTAACAGGGTATCCTGCCTCTAAACCTGTAACTATAGATACAGCTACACCTGCAGTAGTTATGGCAAAGATTTTTGTGCCACAGTTAGCTAATATGTAAGAACCGTAAGTATAGACTGATAAAACTTCAGTATCCTCTATCAGTGGATCCTCATTTAACTTTACATAGCCTTTTCGTTTAACAATAGCAGCTGAATCTAAAAAGCAGTTCTCTGCTCGCCACAACTCGTCATCTCGGATTTCGAAGTCAGACAAACTACGGTTGAGACCACCAGCCCAATTTCTAAGGTCAATTGTATCTAGGGTAACGGGCATTATGAGCTCCATTTAGCTAATTTTATAGTTCTACCTCTAGCCAAATTCTTCATCTTCCTTTTTTCCTTTATCATGTCATAGATGATTCCAGAGCGTTTAGCGGGATTATAGTATTCATTTCTCACAGAACCCATCGTGATTAAATCCTTGTCTTCCCGTAATATCTGATAAGCCGCAAATAAAGCAGGTGCTATATGGAACTGGTCAGGAATAACAGGAACGTGAGCATCATCTGACAGGACTGCTGCCTTGTGAAAGCCATAGCCATAAATGGGATACTCTTTATTAGGCGTAGGATATATTCCAAAAGCTCTATTCCAAGAGTGATACCAATTCTCTGGCGGGCCAGTTGCCGCAAGCCATTTTATTCCAGTCTCCTCTGTTACCTCATCCATCCCTGGTATATCACAGGGAGAAAGAGGCAAATCATTATACTCAAGCCTGAATAGCCTTAATGCTTCCGTAGGATAAGGATATTCACGATGACTAGCTACCGTGGTAATCAACCACTTCCAGGTTAAGTAACCGGTTTTATTAGCGATATCTTCCAAACCCCGATTTAGCCAACGCATAATTTCTGGTTTGGAAAATCTATCGTAGGTTTCCTCACTAATCAAATCCTGAACTTGTTGCACTAGCTCTAATGCAGTCATTTTATCTCCTTAATCAAATGGCACTTTTTGTTTTTCCCAAGTTCCCTCGATACCTCTCAATCTTTCAATTAGGTCAATCGCTCGGTCAAGCCAGATGCAAGCGGTAGTGTCTAAAAAGGTGTTGTCCGCCGTGTCCTTCCAGATAAACTCAGCTACGCCACTAGCTAGACTTTGCTTCTGCCACGTTCCTGTTGGAGCATCTAGTCTTATAGCCATCACGTCACCATTATCACTGATGAGTTATAAAAATTCTGCGGGCTGCTCCTGCCTCTTCATAAGTACAATAAACTGAAAATTTTCTACCTGTAGTAAATGTACCCACAAGCGGGTCTTCGGGAAAATCACCATAAGCCAACTCCTTATACATATAAGACCACCCTCCAACGGTAGTATAGTAACAATAAACAAGGGCACCATCTGCCCTTCCAGTAAGCCAATAACTACTGCCATTACTCACTTCGGGATTGCTATCTAAAGTAACCAGCCAATACTGTGTTGCTGTCGCTCCAGCTACAAGGGGTCCGCCTTCGGCCAATTTAACTTTATCGCTATCATAGATAGCTACCTTTATGGCATCACCAACATCGTAGGTAGTAAGATACCAACTAATGCTAGTCGCAGTGCCATTCCCACCACACTCAAAAAAACAACCATACATATAGAGATGTATTGATTTTGCTGAAGCTCCTCCCGTTTCATACCCAAAATTGGGGTCAATTTTAACTGGGTATTCAGCAGAATCAAGCCAGTTTTGGTTAATTGATAAAGTTAAGATATTTGCTTGTTTATCAAAATTCAAATCAGCCCAAGTCTTTTTCCCCTTTGCATCGATGACTTCTGGCCTGTATAAGTGAAAAGCTATACCAGCCTTATATTTTTCAGCTTCGCTATTGGTACTATAGATTCGCTGCTTGCTAGCGTGAAGAATAGCGTATGAACCAACCACATTTTCAGGACGATGTGCTATTACGTTTCCCTGTTTGTCAAGAACATCAGTTTCTGTAATAATAGCTCCCTTCGGCCAGACATCTTCTGTGAGTGGGGGCTGATAAAATAGCTCCAAGCCTGTAACATCAATATCGAAAGAAATTGAATTACTCAGAGGTTTTTTCTTTAACAGTATCTCAAATTCTGCCCCACCGAAATCACTCTGACCCTTAGATTTTAACGGATAAAAAAAGACTTTGAGTTTAGAGTTTTCAGCATTAACTTTATTGTCCTGAATATTCGGACTGAATGTTAAATTTGGTAAACCAATTCCCAGTGAACATTCCTTGCCCCATCTGTTTAGCTTAATATGGGGCTTAAACTGAGCTGATTTTATATCACCAATCTCAACATCATCATCACCTAGTTTGAAGCGATAAGTAGAAGGATTTATTTTCTCAATTGAATTGTTGAGGTCATGCTCCGCCATTATTATTCCTTTAATCCACCGTATATTTTATAGTTACAGTCAGCTCAGTTACCGTTCCTGCCATTGCCGTGGTCTTCAGTATAATATACGAGTCTGCTGGAATGGTAGGGTCATCAAAGCTAGTCAGGTTGGAGCCAGTAGTAAGAGATGTAATTGCTGTTGCTGCGTCCAGAATGTCGTTACCAGCAGCGCTTCTATCTGTGTCGTGAGCAGGGTCAATAGTAACCGACTGACCATTAGCAGTTCCTTTGAGGACAGCCTGAACCTCCGTAACTGTGATTGCGACGAAGGTGAAACCCATGCAGATATCCTCATCAGCGGCAGGGTCTTCAACGGTGATGGAAAACTGATTAACAATCTTATCCTCATAGGCCAACTTCTTCCACGTTACAGCCATTTATTTCCTCTTTATATATTCCTGCCTAGCCAATTGGACAGCCTCATTTAGGAGAAGTTCCAATACCATAACCAAGTGAGGGAGCGGTATCCGTGCCTCAGAGATATAGGCTACCATCTGATTGTGCAGTCTTCCCATTGAGTCAGTCAGATGTTGCCCGTATATCTTCTCCAACCGCCTGAGAGCTGCACCTTTAAGCTCCTGAGGTGTCGGCTGTTTAGCCTTCTCCTTAGATTTTGCCTTAGCCAATATAGCCTCCTATTATGCAGCCACAGTGCACATATAAACTGCAAGTTCATCCGTTTGCCAAACCATCTTGCCAACCACAGCGTCCAGAGCATTTCTGGCATCCGCATCCGCTACCGTGTGAACCACGAAGTCCGTTGCCTGCTGGCCGTCAAACTTTACAGCACTGGTCGGCTCACCAAATTCGTGCAACAGAATCTCATCGCTGCCTCCATCCTTATGGCTTGCAGCGTGAACAGCAGCGTCTCCCCACTTCAGCCCCGTAGCCTCACCAGAGTCAGCGACAAGCACCTTGCCATTCGCTCCAACAGTGAGAATCAGAGGCGTATCGTTTGCACTCGCACCAATAAGGTCTCCCTTTGCTGCCACGAGACTCTCCATAATCGCCCCTGCTGTCGCAACATTATCAGCATCGGTCACATCTGCACCAGACTCGACATCTATTAAGGTGAGTACCTGGGCTGCTGTCAAACCAACTATGTTTCCTGCCGTAATGCGACCAACTATTCGCTGCTCAGCAATCTCTAACGCTGCAGGCGTGTCATCACCGTCAGCTGCTAGTATTGTATTCGCATTGAAAAGCGCCTTGGTTACTACATCTTCCTCATAAGCTAGTTTCTTCCAAGTCACTGCCATGTTTTATACCTCCTTATGCTACCCCTACGTACACCGCATTTTGAGATAGGTTGAAATACATTCCACCCTGCACCGCTATAGGCGGTATATCTGTAGGAGTAAATATTATATGGTCAAACTCAAAAGGTTCTGCCTTAGATTCCCAGGCACCAGTTGCCGCATTCCACCTTATAATATCGCCAGTATTTGCGCCATCTGGTAACTCATCGCTTACAAATGTGCGAATCCAGCGCTTAAGTCCCGCATTGAGGTCGGGCTTAATCACATTGGGGGAATCTTCCGCAAGACCCGAATCAGCGTCCAGCGTGTAAATATCCGTTTTTGTGGGCCTTATAATTACAGCCGCATCTTTATCGTTTAGCCCAGCACCATCTTCGGCATCAAGCGCCCCCGGACCTCCACCAGTTAAAGCTATTCCCCATATAAGATGCACAATTCTTTACCTATGATGTCAGTTTAATTACCCTTTAGCTTCTCAATCTCCTCTTTTAGAATAAGTTTTTTAGCCATTTATATCCACCAACCCCTTACTGCTAAGCGAATGGTAGCCCAAGCGCAATTGGTTGCCCTATATTGAATAAATCTAGCAGCATCTAATTCTACTCTGCCATCAAAACAAAGGTCTTGGTTAGCAACCTGAATGTATTGCACAAGGATGTTAATCTCATTAACGTTTCCCTTTTTCCTAAATCTCATTTCTCTATTTGCAGCGACATTTTTCATATAACCCCATATATGAACAGCTCTAGCACCAGCAGGACAAATAGCCGAAAGGTCTAAATCCTGCCAAACTCCATCAGTAGTGAAATCACCTACCAGGAAATCCATAACCGCAGGGTCGCCCCTGTCTACATAATGGTCTATGCCAGACGAAGCACCAAGATATCCCCACTGAGCAGCCGAGGGTGTAATAACTCCTATATTCTCAAGATTAGGAATTGGGTCAACTCCTTCTATGTGTTTATATCCGTGCTGCTTTAGTGGATGCTCTTCCCCGTTAGGCAACTTTCACTTCCTCTATCTTTTCTATATCTTTCGTAGTGTAATGCTTCTTATGCTTCATCCTGGCGTGTAAAATCACCTTGACGGCTGTATCAAATGGTAAGCCTTTCTTGCTTTCTGTTATACCGCAGACAGGACACTTATATAAATCGCCTGATTCAACTGATTCAATTGCTACCTTGGGTTTTTCTTCCCCGTGCCCCACCTCATAGAAATCCCTCCCAAGGTTAGGAGCATTTCTCAATTTCTCTGCATCTTCTGGGTCTTTAACCTCACACTCTCCTCGATCTCCAAAATCTGCCCATTTCCCCCCCGACTCTTCCATTTTTAGGAAAACTCGGAAACCCCTTTGCCTGGAAACAAACTTAGCCAATTTTTTCTCCTTTCTTAACTAAGATTAGACGTGCTTATGCCCATCAAAATACTGTTCCGCATAATAGATAGTGCAGGTAGCGTTAACCCCATTCCCGTTAGCAGGTGTCAAAAGAACAGTTATTCCCTTTGGAGCAAGAACAGGTACAGGAAACATAACGGGCTTTGATGTTATACCTTCAGCTGCCGTAAGAGTGAGATAAAGTAACTCATCCCCATCCCCATCAGTTATAAGAAGAGTAGCTATAGCGTTTTCCTGATCCAAAATCGCACCCACCAAGTAACTATCTATAGTTGACACATCTTTTGATTCAATTCGCCCTGTTGATTTACAAGCATCAAACATTCCTCTCTCCTTTTATACCTTTATACGTGCCTGTGTCCGCTGAAGTATTGTTCAGCGTAATAAATAATACACCTGGTATCTGCATGTCCAGTCAAAATAGCTTTTATCCCATTTGAAGCGAGAACAGGTACAGGGAGCATTACAGCTTTTGATGAACCCTCGACAGCAGCAACTATGGTAAGATAGAGTAACTCAGCATCATTTCCATCAGTTACAAGGAGTGTAGCATCACCCTTTCCCTCGTCCAAAACTACACCCACTAAATAGCTATCTATAAGCGTAATAGTTGAAACAGGCATCGCAGGAATTCGTCCCGTTGATTTACAGGCTTCAAATAGAGCCATTTATATCCTCCTTATCCTCCGCATCCTCCACAATAAATTCTACCACTTCACCGGATTCTTCCCCTTTAAGGGGGGATATATTGAATTTTGTTCTTCTTTCTTTACCTTGACTTCTTTTTTGACTTTTTTATCTTTATCCATTTATTCCTCCGTCTCTTCAATACTAATATCTATTTTGACTTTCCACATTTTTCCTTCTGGCACAACAGCATCAAGAATGTCTAAACCGCCAGGAGTCGTCTCAATCTTGAGATGCTTTCCGCCAGTAACCTCCACATTACCACTTCCGCTATAATTACTCTTGGCAGGAATGGCAGGAAAATTAACTTTTCTTAATTCCATCTATGTCCTCCTAGAAAAGGGAGGAGAGTTCGCCTCCCCTCCCTTAAAATCCTACTATCCCACTGTCAGATACGGGTCAGCAACAACCGCTCCAGCCAAAGTTTTGTTATGTAATATCCCGTGAGTCGTCATAGCACTTTCTATCGGTGTTTGACCAGTAGGGACTATGACATAGTTGTCAGTGATAAATATCCCCCCATCTCGCGTCGTAGCATCAATATCTATTCCTTTGGGTGTCGTACCTGCTGCCAAGTTGATGTGATTTCTGTCGATTAAACTGTTATAGACCAACACGTCACCTTCAACGAAAATCCCCTTTGCAGCGGCACCAATACCATTCCAGGCATTCCCAATCAAGTTCTTTCTGATTATGGTATTGATGAGATAGGCATCCGCCTCGAGATAACACTTTATCCCATTCTCCTTGAATCCAGTAATTATGTTATTCTCGATTTTGGAGTCTCTAGTGTTCAGCATCTTGAGGCAATCAGTAGTCGCCGTGTAAAGACCTGCAAGGGTGCAGTCGTGTATCCAGCTATTATCCAGGTGATTAGGAGACCAGATGCAAGGGTCGGCATAAGCAGAGTAGAAGTAGATATTGGCTACCTCAACGTGTGCACACTGAAGGGCTAAAATACAATGGGTAGGGTCTTCAGCGGGTATAATTCTAACTCCACTATCAGCTCCCCTTAATCCCAGTCCAATCAGATGTGTTCCGTGCCCTTCTTGAATTATGTCTCCTTCTGGATACAATCCAGGAGCTATAAAGACATAATCCAGCTTATTTGCTCCGTAGGTGTTTGTGGCTTTACAAGTGTTTACCGCCTTTTTTATGGTCTTAAACGCCTTTGCTAAAGTTAGACCATC